TGGGGTGCAGCGTTCCATCCCGCTGAGGACGCTATGAGCTACAACTGGACGCTCACCGTCCTTGTGCCGGCGACGGACTATCAGTTGCTGAGCGCGGAGGAACTGCGCGCTGCGGCCGGGCTCGATCCAGGCGACACCAGCCAGGACGCGAGTCTGGCAACGGTGGGGCTGCAGGCATCGGCTGCCCTGGCAGGTGCCTGCGGTCTTGCCAAGTCTGGCTATGATGAAACGCTCGCGCCGCGGCGCGGCGAGGCGCCCGCGACGTTCAAGGCCGAAACGCTGTCGCAGACATTCCGCATCTGGGCCGGCAACCAGCACCGCAAACTGTTGCTCGCGCGCTGGCCGGTGCTTTCGATCGTATCGGTGACGGTGAACGGGACTGAACTGACGGTCGACGATTGGGATCTCGACATACCCGGTGCGTCGCTCGCGCGCATATCCGGCAATGGGATGCAGCCGTGGCCGAGCGGACGTGTCACCGTCGAATATGACGCCGGCTATGACGATCCATTGCCAGCCGATCTCAGGGGTTATTGTTCGCGCCTCGTCAACGTCAACTACCAGACAACCGGTGCCGACCCGAGCGAGCGGCGTGTCGAGATCCCTGGCGTGATCACGCTGGAACGTTGGGTTGACCAGGCCGCGACCGACATCCTAGTGCCGGACGACATCATGGCCGGGCTGCAGCGCGACGGCTATCGTCGAGTGCTGGCATGGTAGATTTGGTTGGGCGTTCCAAGGCGCTCTATCGCGAGAACCTGCACGAGCCGGTGTCGATCCGCCGCATCACCGGCAGCGGCCCGAGCCGGACCGACGAGAGTTTCGCCACGATCGGGCGGGTGTTCAACGCCGAGCGCAAGGAACTGACCGGCGGCTTCGCGCAGCAGGACCGCACCGCGATCATCTATGCCCAGGCGCTGTTCGATGCGGGCCTGTCCTCCGATGTGAGGATCGGCGATTACCTGATCGACCAGGACGGGATCGAGCATACCGTCTACGAGGTGAAGGCGCGTCGCGTCGAGGGCGTGATGGTGGCATACGAACTGACGGTGCGTTCCTGATGGCGCTCGCCGTCCGCATCCAGCCGATCGCGCGCGACCTTGAGCTGCTGAAGGACGAGAGCCTCGGGCCGCAGGCGCGTTCGGCCATGCTCGCCGCATTCGCCGCGCAGGAGATCGCCGAGGCTGCGCAGCAGAACGCCCGCGTGCTTGGTCGCGTGCCGCCCTACGAGGTCTGGGTCGATGGCCGCAAGGGTGCGCCGCTCACCAGCGTCAAGCCGGAAGGCATCATCCGTGCCGAGTTCCAGTTGGTCAACGAGGCGCTCGCCTGGATCTACATGCAACTGCAGCTTCACTCGCCGGTGAAATCCGGACGCTTCGCCAAGTCGCACGAGTTGTTCGCCGATGGCACCAGTGTCGGCAATCCGGACAATGCGCCCGAAGCCGACGAATACGTGTTCCTGAACATCCAACCATACGCGCGCAAGATCGAACGTGGGCAATCGCCGCAGGCGCCGGACGGTGTCTACCAGGCGGTCGCCACGCTGGCACAGCGCAGGTTCGGCAATGTCGCCAAGATCACGTTCAGTTACCGAACGGCAATCAGTGGTGAGATCATGGGCGGGCGCGCGGGCGACCGCTCCGACCTGCGCAATCCGGCGATCATCGTGAGGCTGCGCTGATGCCAGCCGCTGCGGTCGAGGCTGCATTCCAGGCGCGCTACTACGAGTTCACGCTGAACGATCCGCCGATCATTCCGGCGATCGAGGTCGGCCAGCCCGACCCGAGCCACGAAGCGTTCGTCATCCTGCAGTATCCGGTGGTGAACGGTGTGAAGCCATCGCTGCAGCGCCACTATCTCGAGGAAGGCGCGGCGCGGTTCGTGCTGAACGTGCGCCGTTCGACCGAGATGAGTGCGGCGCTCGCACTGGCCGAAACCATCGCCGACATGTTCCGTGACTACAGGTTCCATGGCATCGAGACGTTCACGCCGTCCGCGCCGATCGTCAACGACACCACCAACGACGGCAACTGGTTCAGCCTAACCGTCATCGTGCCGTATCGCTACCAGTTCAACGACTGACCTTTCCGCACATTTCGGTTCAAACGCCTGGCAGTGGCCCGCTGCCGGGTGATCGCAACCCGGCAGCGTGGGCGGCGCCATTCCCTCAAACACAGGAGATGCGCCATGGCTGGCGACATCCAAACCACGTCTGGAAGTAAATTCTACATCAGCGACACACCCGTTGCGGCGACCGTCGACACGATCGCCGAATGGGAGGGCATCACGACATGGGTCGAGATCGGGCTGATCGAGGACCTCGGCGAGCTGGGCGACGTGTCGTCCGAGGTCACCGGCGCGGCGATCGGTGACGGCCGCATCCGCAAGGCCAAGGGCGCACGCAACGCCGGCACCATGGCGGTCATTGCGTTCCGCGACCCGTTCGACACAGGACAGGCGGCGGTCATTGCCGCGGAGCAGACCAACGACAACTATGGTTTCAAGCTCGTGCCGGACGACTCGGCGGCGCCGGGCACGCCCACGACGCTGTATTTCCGCGGGCTGGTGATGTCGCGGGCCGAACGCTACGGCACCAACGACAACATCATGCGTCGGGTGTTCAATATCGGCGTCAACTCGTTCATCACGGAAGATCCCGCCACGACTGGGCCGTGATACAGCGCGCAAACCGGCGGGCGGCCCTGCCGCCCGTTTTCCTTTGTTACAATAGGGAGCGGTGCATGCGGATAGAAGACCGCAAGATCAATTTGCAGGTACGCGAGGACGGCGGCTGGGTGAAGGACATTCCGGAATTCGGCGATCTCGAACTGAAGGTGCGCGGCAGCGGCAACAAGGACTGGGCGAAGCTCGAGCAGAAGCTCATCGCCGCCGTGCCGCGGGCGCGCCGCGTCAATGGTCTCGAGCCCGCAGACCGGCTGCGCATCAACGGCATTCTCTGTCGCGACACGTCGCTGCTCGACTGGCGCAATATGGAGAATGGCAGCGGCGGGCCCGAACCGTTCTCCAAGGAGCTGGCCGGCAAATATCTCACAAGTCCGGAATACGAGGCATTCGTCTGGGCCTGTGTCTGGGCGGCGGGCGTCGTTGCCGACCAGAAGCAGGAAGAGATCGAGGGCGACGCAAAAAACTGATCAGCGCCCTGCGGTGGCAACACGAGTGGGGCAGTCAGATCAAGCACTGGGAATTCATGGCCGAGCGCGGCCGGGAAGCGCCGGCGGAATACTACGACCGGCCCGAGATCGAACCGCATCTCACCTGGCTGTGGAACGCATTCTGGGAACTGTCCACCGAACGGCAGCTCGGCAATGCGGTTGGGCAGATCCCCGGATCGAAGATCCGTGAATATCTGCGCGACGAGCTCGAGCTTGAAGGACCGCAATACGACCACGCCAGGGCAGTCATTCGCCGCGTCGATGATGCCTGGCTCGGCATGCTGAACCGCCGCAAGGAAGACGGGCCGGACATGGCCGACACCGCCAAGGCCACCGACGCCGAAGGCGTCAAGCGCATTGCGCGCAGCCTGGGCAATCGCTTCGCAAAGGGAACGACAAAGCCGAGAATGAAATGAACGGCCAGACCGTCCGCACCATCACGATCCGCGGAACGTCCGAGGGGCTCGACAAGCTCACGGGCGACCTGCAGAAGCTTGCTGCAGCCGAGCAGAATGTCGCGGTCGTCTCGGAGCAGATGGGCAAGAAAGTCCTGTCGCTCGAGCAGGCGTGGCAACGACAGACGATGCGGCTGGATGAGACGGCGCGCGCGCAGAACAACTTTGCAAGAGAGGTCAAGCTAGCAAACGATGCGTTAGCCCAAGGCGTGGCGAGCCCGCAGCAGTATGCGCGGCAGATGGAGCTGATCAAAGAACGTTTCGGTCAGATCAGCGCAGCCTCAAGAGAGATGATAGCCGGCATGACTGCGGCGGGTGATGCGGGCAAGCGCATGGTTGCCGGCATGTCCGGTGCTGGTGCCGAAGGCGCGGCCAAGGGGATCGGCCTCGCGCGCCATGAGATGGTCAATCTTGGCCGCCAGGCGCAGGACATTGCGGTGTCGCTGGCATCGGGCCAATCGCCGTTCACCGTGCTGTTCCAGCAAGGCTCGCAGATTGCCGACGTGTTCCTGGCGAGCGGCAAGTCGGTCGGCAGTTTCTTCAGCCAGGCGATCGGATGGGGCGCGCGGTTTCTCACCTCGACTGCGGGTATCGTGACCGGCATTGGTGCGATCGGCGCTGCGGCGATTTATGCCGCCTACCAGTTCAGCAGTGGATCAAAAACGATCCAGCAGGCGCTCGAGGAGGAAAACCGCCTGCTCAAGGAAGGCAAGGCGCTGATCGACGCGCGGACATCGGCTGAGGAACGGGCAAAACTGCAGGGCAGGAGCCAGACCGAATTCGAGACCATGCGGAATGCCTTGGACCTGCAGATCAAGCTGAACCAGGCGATGGAGGAGTCGATAAAGATCGCCCAGCGGCGCGCCACCACGCCGACGCAGGTACCGGGCGAGATGGGCGAGGCACCCACGGCATTTGCGCCGCAATCGGGGCCGGGCATGGCCGAAATCACCGCCGCATTCGAGCGGCTGAGAGAAGCTCAAGCCGCCGGCCTGCCAGGCCTGAAACAGTTCAATGATGAACTCGGCCGCATCGGTATGCTCTATCCGGAAATCGCCAAGACCATCGAGGAGATGATCAAGGCCAACGAAGGCGGCATGGCGCTCGAGTCTGCTGCAATGCGCGCCAAGGCGATGAGCGATGCGCTCAAGGGCATTGCCACCGACGCGCAAATGGCCGCGGTCGGGTTGAACTCGGTCGCGCAGTTCCAACTCGACAGCAGGCGTGCGCAGGAAACGAAAGACGCCACCGAGCGAATGGCTCAAGCCACCTTGACAATGGCGCAGGCTTATCCAGGCATGTCCGTAGACGTTGCGAAGATGCTGTCTTCCTTGCAGGACCAATTGGCCGTTGCGAGCGCGGTTGGCGAGGCTGAGCGTATGGCCGCACAGGAACGCGCGCGTTCCAACCAACTTATCTTGGAAGGCAAATCTGTTGAGGAGGCGTCTGCTGTTGCAGCCGCCGAGCGTGCCAATGCTCAAGCTCGGATCAACGCCGAGCATGAGCGTTCGATTATCAATTTGCAGGCGCAATTGAACGTTGCCCAACAGGTCACCGGCGCCAAACAAATACAGGCGCAGTACGAGGCAAATATCATTCAGTTGATGCAGGAGGGTTTGTCGTTGGCCCAGGCGACGGAACAGGCCGAATTGCAGCGGGCGACAGCATTGGCGCAAGTCGAAGCTGCAGCCGCGCGACAGTTGCAAACTCTACAGAACGAATATGAACTGATAAAGGCTACTTCGGAAGAGGAAAGGGGGCGCATCCAGGCACGCCAGACATATAATAAATTGATTGAGGAAGGTGTGAG